CGGCACGTCGCTGACGTCGTTCATGCACAAGGCGGCGAAATGGGCAAGGCTTTACAGCAAGGTCTTCCTCGTCATGGACAATTTCTCTGCCGAGCAGATGGCACAGAGCCGCCAGGACGCCATCGAGCGAAGGCAGTTCCCATATCTTTACATTGTGCGGCCGAATCAAGTGACGGATTTTGTCTGCGACAAGTACGGCCGCTTCTCGTCGTTCTCGTACCGCGTGCGGTCGTCGATGAGCAAGACGGATCTCCGCGAGGATGCGCGGAGCGACGAGTGGACGTGGACAACGGATGCCTGGCGCGTGAAGCACGAGGACGAAACCTTCAGTGAAGGAGAGAACAGCCTCGGCCTCGTGCCGGTCGTGACGCTCTCGGCGGTCGATGACGAGGATGACAATCCGCTTCCCGTGCCGGACATGCTGCACATCGCGCGGTCGAATCGCGACCTTTATAACCGCGACAGCGAGAAGCGCGAAATCCTGCGGAACCAATGCTTCCCCGTCCTCGTTTATCCGATGACGATGCAGGCGGCTTCGCGGGCAAAGCAGGTCGATGCGGATGGGGAGCCGTTCACGCTCGACATCGGCACGAACAACATGCTGAACGTCGATGCGAACGCCAGCCATATGCCGACGTTCATCGCGCCGCCGATGGAGCCCGTGCAGATGCTCCAGAGCGAGATGGAGCGCATCATCGAAGACATGTTCCGGCAGGCGAATCTCACGAGCGTCCTTGCCATCCAGACGAAGCAGTCGGGTGTGGCGAAGCAGTGGGACTTCGAGGAAACGACGAACACGCTCGCAGACGCGGCCGAGAATTGCGAGAACGCCGAAAAGCGCATCGTCGAACTCTTCCTTCTCTGGACGAATACGAGCGTCACCGACCTCAAAATCAAGTATCCACGCACGTTCAACATTACGGATGTCGAAGACGAGCTCCAGAAGGCGCAACAGATGAAAGATCTCATGGTAGGCGGGCCCATCGTGAATCGCGAAATCGACCGAAAGGCCTCGCAGGTCTACTTCGCTGATACCGACGATGCTCGCTACGATGCGATTATGAACGAAATCGACCAAGGGGCGAACGAAGCACAGCGCTCGGCAAGCGAGCAGGAGGGATAAGCGATGGCGGGCTTCAGCGAAGACACGTTCCAGAACGAAGTCCGCGAAATCCTCAAGGACTACTCCAAAACGTACCAGGCGGCAGGTGAGAAAGTCATCGCGGCCGTGCTCGAAAAGGTGCACGACGGCGAAACGGTCTCGCAGGCTGTGAAAGAAGCGCTCGCAGAGACGGACTTCCAAGCGGCCATCGAGAAAGCCGTGACCGATGCCGTCCTGCTGGCCGCCTGTGCGGGCTATGGCGTGAAGCCGGAACTGCTCACGGAGGTCTCGCGCGAAACGCTCACGCGCCATCTGCTCGATGATGCCTGGGCAGAGGACAACGTCAAGCTCTCGCGCAGGCTCCATACGCTCGACGTCGAAAAGCGTGTCGTCGAAACCATCCAGACGGCGCTTCGGAACGCGCAGACTATCCGCGACACGGCGATGGAGCTCTACGATGGCTACAACACGGGAGAAGGCGAGCTTGACCGTTCGCATCTGACGAAGCAGCTCGGCAAGATCGTCAGCCTCGCGCGCCCGGCGCTCTCCGGCGACGAAGAAGCCGCGCGGGACGTCCGCAAGGCCGCACGCAAGGTCAAGCAGTACGCGCTGAACCTCCAGACGCCGAACCTCCGAACGGCTTATGCCGAACTTGCCGACGTCTGCGGCGACAACCTCACGGAGAAAGCGCTCGACCGCGCCGTCCGCGCGGCCATCGAGGAGCGTACGCGCTACCATGCCGAGCGCATCGCACGCACGGAAGCGGCACGGGCATGGTACGACGGCCATATCGCAAGGACGCAGGATGACGAGGACGTCTGGGGCTATCGCTGGGTGCTCTCCAGCCGCCATGCCCTCGTCCCGTTCGACCAATGCGACGTCTGCGCGAATGCGAACGTCGGCTACGGCAAAGGCATCTACCCGAAGAACCGCGTGCCGAGCATCCCGAGGCATCCGCACTGCATGTGCTCCCTCGTGGACGTCATTGTCGGCGAGACGAAAGGGCAGAGCCGCGAGATGAACGAGGACGGAGCACGGAGCTACATCGACGGACTGAGCGATCGGCAGAAGATGCAGCTCTTTGGCATCGAGGGATGGAAAGCCTACGAGGATGGCGGCGACTGGCAGAGCCTGCTGCGGGGATGGGACGGATTCAGCGAGCCGAAAAGTCGGCTGAACAAGCTCTATTTCGACATGAACATCGATGTTACAGATGTTAGGTCGGAGTACGTAAAAACGGCCTCGCCCAAAATCGGGGAGGTCGTTTATGATACGGACTATGATATGGCCGCACATCGTGAAGAAGTGCAGATAGCGAATGTCATCCATGATACCTTTGGCGGCGACATCAAGCTCTTGAACGAGGTGAATGGTGGCGGGAAAAGAATGCCGGACTATTTGTGGAATGGAAAGATGTGGGAGCTAAAAACGCTTTCGACAGAAAAAGCTGTGGATAGTGCACTTCGCAAAGGATTGAAACAGATTGTTGAAAATCCGGGCGGCATCATCCTGAACTATATCGGGGCAAGCTTGTCTGAGAGCTTGCTGGATCAGTATATCATCACGAGGATGAAGAGGAGTGGGAAAGGCACAACGGATCTGATTCTATTCCGAGATTCCTCGTTGCTGTTTATGAGACGATACAAAAAGAAAGATTGATGCCTCTCCCCCACCAGTATGGGCGGAGGTTAAGCACCAATCTTTCTATTTCAATTATACAACAGTCTGACGAAAAAGAAAAGCGTGAAGGAGGTGGCGCGGATGAAGAAGCTTTCAAGGGCGGATGCTTTGAAGCTCCTGCCAGGTGTCGAAGTGCCGGAGGATGTGGCGAAGCGGTTTGCCGAGGCGGGCATCCTGACGAAGGTTGTCGCGACGGACGCGCTCGGAAATACGACGGTCACGTATCCGTGGCAGATGGGAACGTTCGCCAGCGTGCCGGATGAAGTCCTCACGACGCTCTACACAGAGCTTCGGAATTTCGTCCTGGATTACGTCGAGCGCGAGAAGTACCTCGACCTCGACGAGAGCCAGAAGAAGGAGCTCTCCGTCTCGCAGGCGACAGCGCTCTATGAGATGCAGCGCGAGCTTCATGGCGAGCCGCCCGTGCTCGAAATCACGACGAAGGATATGCTCGGCATCTTCGCGTCGGCCTTTGCCCGGCGCTTCATTTACCAATGGCGCAGGTACCAGTAAGGAGGCGCGTCAGCATGAACAGGACACGGGATTGCCCGCAGGTCGCAGAGATGCGGCCTTTTTTGATGCAGAAAAGACAGGAGGAATCCACTTTGAGTGAATGGACGTATGACCTGCAGCGTTTTGATGGCGATGCAGGAGACGCGGCCGCCGGGGACACAGGCTCCGCGCCAGCCGCGAAGACGGCGGAAGACATTTCTGCCGCCCTTGCCGGTCTCGAGGACGGCGAGGCGCTCGTCGCTGGCTTCAAGGCCATTGCAGACGGCAACGCGAAATCGAAGAGCGAGCTCACGAAGCTGCGCGGCCAGGTGACGCGCCTGACGAACGCGAACAAGAAGGTCACGCAGGAGCGCGATGCGTTCTCTGGGAACTTCAACAAGCTCATGGACTTCAACGGCATCCCGGCCGATACGGAAGACCTCGATGCCGCCATCGAAGAGCTCCGTGCCCAGCGCGGCAAGAACAAGGACACCGACATCGCCGTGCTCCAGAGCAAGAACAACGACCTCACGCGCAAGTTGAAGTCCGTCGAGCGCGAGCGCGACGAGCAGAAGAAGACAGCAGAAGACCGCCTCGGCCGCATTCATGGCATCATCCGCCACACGGCCGTCGAGAATGCGCTCAAGAAGTCGGGCGCCATCGAGTATGAGACGCTCGTGCCAATCTTCAACAACAGTGTCAGCATCGGCGAAGATGAGACGCCGGTCTTCAC